CAGACGCGATTGCAGCAATCAACTCTGCGGGTTACTTTAATGATGCAGCAGCAATGCTGAACATTCGTGATCTGATTATTGTGCAGGATACAAACACACCTACAACTAACTTTGCAACTGTATTGAGTAATACTGGTTCAATAGTAGATGTGTCTGATGGCACGGCCGTTGTTGAAACAGACAGCGATTAAGGAGAGGGGGCTTCGGCCCCCTTACTACTTAAATGGCAGTAACAAGCACCTCATCCGATTCACCCATTGATATATGTAGTCGCGCTTTGATTCTTATCGGAGCCGAGCCTATTACATCATTTGATGACGGAAACAATGAAGCCTTAGTTTCCTCTAATATGTATGAAGATGTTGCTCAATCTTCCTTGGTAAATACCAGATGGAGGTTTGCAACCAACCAAGAAGTTTTAAATAGATTAACTGACGCGCCAACTGGTCGTTATGAAGCGGCATATCAAATGCCTAGTAGCTCTTTAATGCTTCACACCTTAACCGTTAATGACTTTAATCTTGAGTACCAAACATACAGTGATAAAGTATTTTGTGATGCAAATGCTTCTGATAGTGTTATTGCTGATTTCTCTTATAGAGTAGACGAACAGTATTGGCCTTCTTACTTTGTTATTGCAGTTCAATTTCAACTTGCTTCTATATTTGCTGTATCACTAGCGCGTGACGCTAATCTATCTGCCCTTATGGAGCAGAAAGGTGCAATCGCTATGGCAAAGGCTAGGGGTTTAGACTCTCAAGCTCAGACAAATCGCAAGCTGGATGTGTCTAGGTTTATTTCTAATAGGCGCAGCTAATGCAAAAAATCCAAGTCCCAATAACTAACTTTCAGTTTGGAGAAGTTAGCCCTTCTTTGACATCAAGAACTGATACACCTGTATATGGGGCTTCGGCTCAGAAGGTAGAGAACTTCTTTCTCAGGTCTGAAGGCGGGGTAATTAAACGCGCTGGTCTAAACTTTATCTATAAATTTGCTGACATAACTTACAACAGTGCAAAGATACAGCAATCTAGGTTGTTACCTTTTATCTTTTCTGATGATGAGCAATATATAGTTTCTATGGAAAACGCCAAGGTTAGGGTGTTTAAGATTGATCCATCTAGCGGTGCAATAACTTTAACTTCTACATTATCAGCAGATGTAGATAGTGCTGCCCTCCCCTTCTCAGATTCTTTTATGCACGAATATACATTTGCCCAAGCTGGCGATGTTATGTTTATATGCCATCCGACATTTATGCCAAGGCAGTTAGTGAGGACTAGTCTTACTGCTTTTCAAATTGAGACTTTTGTATTTGATGGAAGGTCTGACGCAAAACAAATCTATCAGCCTTTCTATAACTTTCATGGCTTAGGCATTACCCTTGATCCAAACGGAACTACTGGAAGCGGAAAGACTCTAACAACAAGTGCAGCTTACTGGGATACTACTGGCAGTCAGGCAAATGGTAACTATGCAAATTCTTTACACGTTGGGCTTACTGTTCGTTATCGTGGTAAGGAAATACAAATAACTTCTGTTCAGTCTGCAACTCAGGCAACTGGAACTATACTTGAAGAACTGTTTGTACAGCTAGACGTTGACGCATTTAGAACTGTTGATGGTGCAGCCACTATTGAAGTAACCCAAGTTAATCATGGTATGAAGGTTAATGACTCTGTAGTTATTTCTAGGGCTTCTGCTGTTGGAAACATTGCGTCTTCTAATCTTAATGGCACTCGCACTGTTAATAGTATTGTTGATGATAATAAATACACCTTTGATGCTGGTGGTAATGCCAACGCTACTGTTGATGGTGGAGGTGCGCCAAGAGTTGTAACTCATGCACCAACCTCTCAATGGGATGAGCAGTCTTATTCCGCGCTTCGTGGCTTTCCTTCTGCTGTTACCTTCCACGAAAACAGATTAGTATTTGCTGGTACGATTGCACAGCCTGATTCAATTTGGATGAGCAAGTCGGCATCATATTATAACTTTGATGTAGGTACTGCTGCTGACGCTGATTCAATTCACATCACCGCTGCCGTTGGTGAGATCAATCAGATTAGGCATCTTGTGTCTAATCGTGACTTACAAGTGTTTACTGCTTCCTCTGAAATGTTTGTACCTTCATTTGATACTAGCCCTGTCACTCCTACTAACGCTCAGATTCGTAGACAAACACCGTTTGGTGTAGATTTTATTCGCCCTCAACCTATGGATGGAGCAACTGTTTTTGTGCAAGCTGGTGGGGCTATTGTTAGAGAGTATCTATTTTCGGATAGTGAGTCTGCATACACGGCTGTTCCAGTATCATCTTTGTCTTCCCATTTAATAAACGTACCTATTGAAATGAACACGTTCTATGGGGCATTAGATCGCTCTGAAAGTTACATCTTTGTTTTAAATGCTGACGGAAAAATGGGTGTGTTTAATTCTAATCGTGCAGAGAAACGTGCTGGTTGGGTAGAGTTCACAAGCCAAGGTAAGTTTCATTCTACAGTCACGATAGATGATAGGGTATTTGCCAATGTTGCATTTCCTATGGGTGATGATTCAACGCGCATTGTTTTGTGTGAGTTCAAGTCTGGCTTTAATACGGACATGTCTTCAACCTATGCGGCTACCAGCACTAATAGCGGAATCTTTACAGTCTCTTCTCAATTCGCAAACGGTGCTGTTGTTAATGTTATTAGTGGCAACAATTACATTGGGGAGTTTACTGTCAGTGGTGGTAATGTTGATGTTAGTTCTGTTGAGTTATTAAACTCTGCTGAGATTGGTTATAAGTTTGACGTTACTTTAACTACCAATCCTATTGATGCTAACTTATCTGGTGGCCCTGTTAGTGGACAGATTAGAAGCATTGCTAGTGTTATCACTGATTTAAACAGCACTCTGTCTGCTAGTGTAAACGGCACTAACTTAATTATTAGACAGGTAACTGATGATATGTCTAATCAACAAAGTCCTTTTACTGGACGTAAAGAGTTTAGATTAATGGGATATGGACGAACACCACAGGTAACTATTAGTCAATCTGCGCCTTTGTCTTTGCAAGTTAATGGAATGATAGTGGAGCTAGTAGTCTAATGGTAGTTCAACTTATTTTATCTGCGATTGCAGTTGGAAGCAAAATTAAAGCAGGTCAAGCTAAAAAGAAAGATGCTTATGCTAACGCTAAACAAATGGAAATTGAAAGGGCTTTAAACAAAGCTGAAGCATTAGAGCGGTCTAATTTTATGGCGGCTGAATATTCAGATTCAGTTTCTGCTAATGAGGCTTTCTTTGCTTTTTCTGGCAGAGACGTATCTGACATGAGTGTTAAAGCATTTTTAGATAGGCAGCGTGAAGTTTATGCAAGCGATCAAACAAGTTTATCGCAACAATCTACTATAAAGAATGCTGCTATGTCTGCTCAAATTAGCGCAACAAGATCGGCTGGTAGGTCTTCTCTTGTAGCTGGTTATCTTGGAGCAGCATCTGAAGCGGCTAGTGGCTTGTATCAATCTAGTAAAAATAGATCAGGTACATCTACTAGAAATAAAAACATATCCTACTCAGGTAAAAGGGCTAGTTACTAATGGCTGTAGTTCGTCAGAAAAAACAATACTTCTCATCTGGTATTGGCGTGAATCGTATTAACACTGGCACAGCAGAAGCGTGGGAATCTGTTAGAGATACAGTTAATCAATTAACGCAGATTACGGTTAGGCAGGGTGAAAGAAGAGCGGAGCAAGCTGGTACTGAGTTAGCCTTAGATTTAGATATAGATCAGATAGCTGGCATAGACCCTGTTACTGAAAAGCGTCAACCGATTGCTGCACCTCAAGGCTATGGAACTATTGCTCAAGATGCTTATAGGCGCGTTGTTGATGCGCGTTATATGGATTTTGCAGCAGATTTAATTAAATTAAAAGCAAAAGAACTTGGCGGCAAATACAAAAAAAGCCCTGAGTTATTTAAAACAAGCATGAGTCAATTCATTGCGGATTCTTCTGAAGCAGCAGAGGGAAAGTACGCTAATATTATTAAAGAACAGGGCGCTAGTTATTTATCTAGCACTTATTTAACACTTTTAGATCAGCAAAGAACTAGGACAAGACAGCGTGAAAGCGATCTTACTATATTAAAATCTGGTAAGTCTGCTGAAGAATCTTACAATTACGCTTCCTCAGGAGATTACCTTACTGCTAGAACTTTAGCTAAAGAACAAATGTCTGTTTTAAATGATGCCTATACAGCAGATTTAATATCTCCCGCTCAGTATCAATCTACTCTTAAAAATCTAAGATTTAGTGTTGCTACTGGCGCTATTGAAGGCGTTATGAAAAGGCTCCGCAGCCCTGAAGCTAGAAAGCAGTTTGTATTATTTATAAAGCATAAAGGTTCTAGGGGAAGAATGCCTGACATAATGCCATCAGTTGTTGATGAGGATTCTGGTGCGGTTTTAAAGGCTTTTGATGCGCGAGAAATTAAGGCGATTAGAAAGTTATTAATAACAAACGTACAAACAGATAGGGACGCAGCATATAATTTTTATCTTCAAAGAGAAGAAAGAGATGGGAAATTCCCTATTGACCGATTCAATGAGATTCAATCTGAAATAGACCTTGCTGATAATGTTACATTAAAAGATAGAACCTATGTTGATAGGGATAATATGAATCAGGTAGTTTCTTTTGCAGAAGATATTTCTGTAGATATGGATGCTATATATACAATTAAAGCAAGACAAGCTGCTGCTGAATTTGAAACTCAAGCAATGCTTTCCTCAAGACGTGCTGATAGAAGTACAGCAGATACAATTACTAAAATGGAAAGCGAGGTTTCTACTAATCTTGCTTCTGTATTGCAACAATTTGCTGATACATCAGATTTATCTGATGGTGATCCAATGCCTTCTACCTTTGCTGGAATTACTGGTGTTATTGAGAATACTAGCAAAATGCTTTTAGATCAGTATAGCATTCTTGATGCGCGTCATGACACTGATAAAACATACACAACAACAGAACTTGAATCTGACAAAAGGTCTATGAGAGAAAATGTTCTTGGAGTTCTTGTTCAGTTTGGAATAGCGGAAGGCAACTCTGAATTATTTTTAAATGCTTTAAATGGAGGCGCTGTTTATGAGGGCTTGAGCGAGAGCCAAATGACTATAGTTTCTGGCCTTCATAGCTACTCTAATGTTTACTCAAGGTCTAATGACTCATCTTTTGTAAATGAGTATGTTGCAGATAACAAAAATAAAGTAGGTGAAAAGATAGCAGACGCAGCAGGTTCATTGAATCTAGCGCAATCAGCTAATGAATATATAGATCGGGCATCTACTGAAGGCTTTGGAAATCTACTTAAAGAGTTTCAAGTTGCTATGGCTAAAGGTGCTTTGCTTGGTGATCAAAGCTCTACACAGGCTATAAATCAAGAAGAAAAGTACAGAGATTCTTGGGCCAAAAGTATTTTTGATGGGAATAGTGTAGGTCTTGATTCAGCAATGATGAATAGTTTGTCTAAGTTTGTTAGGCAAAGAGGCCAAGTTTCATCTGGAAATGACATGATTGATGAACTTGGTGGAGAAATTGTCTCTGTTATTCCTAAAGGGCAAGATATAACTAATGTTACTGGGCATATTGAATCTGTTCAAACTCGTCTCAAACAGCAAGAAGCTCAACAAGCAATAACAAGAACTAATCTTGTAAATTATAGATATGCTAATAATGGGATAACAACACCAGAAAAAAGAGCAAGCGCACAATTTGCTGATAGTCAAATAGTAACTATGCTAACTAATAGAACTGATCTTGAAGGTGCTGAATCTACTGCCGTATTGTCTTCAATGTTATTAGACCCTTCATCGGCCATGCCTCCATCAGAAGAAACATTACTATCCGA